TTGCTAATAAAATGGTTAAAATGGAACAAGTAAAAATGAGTAGAGTTGCTAGAGGCGAATTAACGAGGGCAGCATCTGCTACAATTTCTAGAGCAGGCCGTGATGGCGGCAGGCGCTCAAGGATAGGGTGATCTTATTGTTTATTGCTGAAGTAATGAAGGCAGCTGGTCGATTTGGAGCAAGCGTTACAAGGGGAGCAGCAAGGGCTGGTGCCTACGCTATTGAAAATCCAGCTCGTGCAGTAGGCAAAGTTGCATTAGCTGGTGGAAAGCAAGTCGGTAAAGCTGCTCTATCCGGGACAGCACTAGCCGCTAGGGGTGCCTATTCCATGAGTGGCATAGGGGTTCGTGCAGGTATAAAATATGGGCCAGGGGCCTATAGAAAGACCAATGCCTTTTCAAAGATGGCCCTTGGTTCGTCAATACCTGAAATTGCAGCAGTCGGTGGGGCCGGTCTAGCCACTTATGCAGCATTGTCTGACGACCCAATGGGGGGAATACAGCAAGCTGGAAGACTGTTGGGAGCCACAGGTGACCAGATGCAAGCAGCTAGGAGACCTACATATAGCACTACTGTTTTCCAGCAAAGTACGCAGGGGCTTACTTTCGGACTTAACTCTAGAAGGACTGCTTACTAATGATCGGACACTTTATTAGAACTGGTCTTTCTAAGATAGGCAGAGAGCATCACGTTAGATCTGCTTCTCAATTTATGAAGCGTGGAGCCACAGGTACACTAGCAGTTGCTGGATATGGAGCAGGCGGAGCGTCTGGTTATTACTCATATGGTAATAATTATGGAGCAGGAGCAGGTGTATTAATTGGTGTAGGCGAAGCTGCAGCCTATGAACTTGCCTTTGCCACTGGTCCTACAGGCATGATTATTGGTGTAGCAGCAATAGGTAGTTATTTTGCCTATCAGCGTGGTAGAGAGATTTATACAAAAAATCGTAGAATGAACATGGGTAGGCCAATGATTGATAATTATGGTACAATCAATCAGATGCGTATTCAGTCTATTCAAAATTTATCAAGGAGCAGAGCAGGCGCATCTAGAGTTCTGGGCAACGAAGCTCGTATGCTCCATCGGTAGGTGTTATAAATGTCATTTATGTCAATGATCGAAAAAGGCTTTGGATATGCAGGCATGTCCATCGGTTTCGCAAATAGTGCTTACTCAAGAGGTGTACGTAAAATTGGTTCTGCAAATATGGCCACACTCGCAGGCGCAGGTGCAGGTGCTCTCTATGGTGGAGCTAGCTCTGACACCTCAATAATGGGTGGAGCACTTATGGGAGCAGGCATGGGCCGCTATGGTCGCGCCTTCGCAACGGGTGCAGGAATAGGGTTTCGGTCAGGCTATATGTCAGGCATGCGCAATATCACAGGGCCTACCTCTGGAATGCAGAGACTAGGGATTGGTGCAATGCGTGGCACTGCAGGTGCCTACGGACAGGTTAATAGAGATTTTAGATCAATGATGAATATGGGCAGAAAAGCTGCAAGAAACATAGGCCCAAAACTACGTAGTAATCAGGCAGTAAGATAATATGCCAGGAAGATTTAGCAATATGACGAAGGCATTTTCTTATGCCTTTAAATCTACACCAATGATGACTGGTGCAGGTATCGGCGCCGTTAGTGGTGGTATCTATGGTGGTTACTCAGGCCAAGGCATTGTGAGCGGCATGGCAAATGGCGCAATGTATGGTGCATTAGGCATGGGTATGATGCACCATGGTGGAGCAGGCTATAGAGCTGGACTAAAAGCCTATGAGAGAGGGGCTAATACGATGAGCATCGCTAGGGCGGCAGGCGCTGCTAGTGGTAGACGTCTGTATGGTGAAGCCAGAAGATCAGCTGCTCTCATCGGTAGGGGTCTTGAATCTAATCAGGGGTTTGCTCGAATTCAGAGAGCTTACAGATCTCGGAGATCTAGAGCCACAGCAGCTAGTAACACTAGAAGGGTTCCAGCTCCTATAGACTTTGGACGCTTTGATCCTATGGGCAGAACAAGCCCACGAATGGCATCTATATTAGAAGCAAGGAGGGTTGCTAATAGACTAGGATGGAGACCTAGCCCAATAGGATCCACATGGCAACGCAATAGAATGGCGCGTGGGTTAGCATATTATGGCACTTAATATACTAAATACAGATGAAGCTTGCCACGGTTGCATTAAACACTACGCATGTAAACATAAACTAAGGAAGGGTGGACAGTTCGAAATAGATTGTAGCGGTATTCCTAAGAGCTACGTCAGCGACGAACACGCCGCAGCATTACCAGCGGCCCACAATGCTGCTATCCTCCTGGATCCAGTTAGATGGGCTGCTGAAGTATTAGACTGGCATTGTCTAGATGAAGATGGTTCTGTTTGGGAGCGTAAAGCCCCTGAAGAGTATTATCGTTTAACTGAAGAGTATCCAGGAAGAGCAAGTAAATTCCACCGTCCTTATCAGGCAGAAATGCTTCGCTGTACTTCTAGGCGAAAAGTATTCAGAATTGGACGTCAGGCGGGTAAAACTGAAACACTAGTTATATCAATGCTGTTTAACATGTTTACGAATAGCAACTTTAAGATCGTCCTAATTACACCATTCCAGTCTCAGATTGACTTGATCTTCAAGAGGCTAGAGGAGCTAATTAAGAGCAGGCCAGCTTTGGCTAACTCTATTAAAAGAAATGTTAAAGCTCCACAATATTCAATGGAGCTTTACAACGGTTCATATGTCAAGGGTTTTACTGCCGGTACTAAGTCTGGCAGTGGCGCAGCCTCAGCGCGTGGTCAGCCAGCTAATATGCTGGTATTTGATGAGGCTGATTACCTAAACCCAGCAGATATGGATGCTGCCATGGCGATTATTACAAACTGTCCAGACGCTACTATCTGGATGAGTTCTACGCCATCTGGTAAACGTGAGAAGTTTTATGATTCCTGCCTAGATACAGAATGGAAAGAATTCCACCATCCTTCTTCTGTTAACCCCAACTGGACCCCTAAGCTTGAGCGCTTCTTTAGAAGAACTCTTACTGACATTGGCTTTAGACACGAGGTTCTTGCTGACTTCGGTGAGCAAGAGGAAGGTGTGTTTCAGGTCGAGTATGTTGAGGCTGCTCAGGCTGAATACACCTATGATGATATGTCTCCACAAGCTAGCTGGTTATACAGCATTGGTGTTGATTGGAACTCTCCAGCAGTTGGCACAACCATTAGAGTTGTTGGCTTTAACCCAGCTAATAGTAAATTCTATGTCGTAGATAGAGAAATTGTACAAAGAGCAGGATGGACTCAGCTTTCAGCTTGTGAAGCTATTGCAAAGATGAACAGAAAGTGGCGACCATTTGCGATCTATGTAGATAAGGGTTATGGAGCTACTCAAGTAGAAATTCTTCATAAGTTTGGTTACGACTCTTTGGCAGATCCAGAAAAGGGTCCGAGCCATGTGGATTCACGTTTGCCGCATATTGTTAAGGCGTATGACTTCGGTAGCAAGATTGAAACTCGAGACCCATTTACTAAACAGAAACTATCTAAGCCTGCTAAGGGGTTCTTGGTAGAAAGTTCAATACGTCGCTTTGAGTCAAAGGATATCTTCTTTCCAGAAGATGATCAGCAGCTAGCGGCAGAGCTGATGGGTTATGTTATCAAGAATGTCACTCCTACTGGTCAGCTTATATATGGAACAAATAGTGATACTATTGGTGATCACAATCTTGACGCTCTTATGCTTTCTCTAGTTGCCTTTACACTAGAAAAAACTAATTTTGGCAAACCACCTTCAAATGAATCTATTAATTTCACCACGATTCTTGGTGATGATCCAACTGATGTGGGAATTAAAGTAAAGTCCGAAGCTAGAAAGAGTAGAGCAGAGGCAAGTAGACCAAATCATGATCGTTCTAACTTTATGAATCAAGCATCTGCCCATGGCCATCGTGACCGTAATTCGTTACCCTCGTGGACAGAGCCATCAGAAAAAAGAGAACGTATCAAGGAAGCAGCATTTATTTCAAACCGCTCCGATTCCACGAGAGGAAGAAGTGGTGTATTATCTGGTGGAAGAAGAGGTCGGGATGGTCCTCCAAAACGTAGGAATATTTGAGGTGTAGTTAATGGCTCTTGGTATTTATTTACTTCCTTCAGTTGACGCTAAAATTTCCCAGAATGGAGATTTTACTAATCCGTTTGCCTTGACATTTGATGGTCGCTCTGGTGGAGTGAAACAAGTTCGGTTATACATTAGAAACGATGACCAATTGCTCTACTACACAAATATTACACTTAAGATGCAAGATCTAAGTGGAGATGACATTATTAATCGTATAGATGATGGCTTTGCTTGGAAACTTTCTGAGGGTGACGTCCAGCCTACTCAAAACGACTGGAACAACATTGCCGCGGCAAATACCATTTCACTACCAGATATTGGAGCGAATGGCACACCCGACAGCAGCTCATTCCTACCCTTCTGGGTATATGTTCAGGTTCCACCAGGATTAAATGTGCAAACCTTTAATCTTGTTCAGTTTGTGCTTCAAGGCGAGGAGAACCTTGTCTAATGCTAGACGCCTTCTCAAAACAAATTCTCAATCGTAGGCCAAATATTACGTTTGTAGGTCCAAGATCAATAGAGACTATTCCTGAACCTTCACCTGCGGTTGAGAATTTAGAGCAGCCACAACGCATCCAACAGCTGATTGATGGCTTTACAAATCTTAATACAGCAGCAGAGCTAGCAGAAGATCTCATCGCAGAAAGAGCAAAAGAGGTAACCCTTCAGCTCGACCTGGATGACCCAGAAGATTTTGCTACAGCACAGGCCGCTGCAAGGCAGTTCCCGGAACTAGCAGAGGATATACCTGACCTTCCAGGCGTTAGAGTAGTTTCAACCATTACCTTTCCTATGTATCAGGCTTGTATGCAGGATCTAAAAAAGCATGGAAAGGAAATGGGGCAGAAGAACCAAATTCCAGCAGTTGTACCTGGTCCAAAGACAGATTTTGGTGGTATTGAAGCTGACTCGCGCCCACAGCTTAATGGTTCATCTGTCATTATTCCACCTGTACCTATTCCTGCATATTTGATTGCTACGATTCCTCTTCTATTCTTAATGCTACATCCACTTAGATTGCTATACACTAATACAAAAGTTGTTGGCCATATTCACAATGTTGTTGCGCCAATACCTGGTACGCCAGTTGGTCCTGGTATTCCAGTTAACCCTGCATAATTATGGAAGCCACTAGAATTCAAGACTGTTCGCAGATCGCAAAAGCATTTCAGAAGCGTATGCTTAGCGCTGGAGATGAAGGCGCTATTATGGGCGGTATGATGTCCAACACTGTTATGATGCAAGTGAATGCAACCAGTGTAGCTAATAACCTATCCAACTCTATCGCCCCACCAATTCCTGACATTATTCTCCAGGCCTTGGCTGCTGCTTCAGAAGCGGGTCCGAAAGTAGATCTACCTACAGATGCAGAAGGCATCCTCGCTGCTGGAAACCAATTAGCGGGTCTTGGCCTTGAATGGCTAGAGAAGTGTGTACCTTGTGCATTGCGCATTAAATTCAGAGCAGACTTGGCCCTTAATCTCAGCGATGTATTACTGAATACGCTTGAGCAGATGCTCAATAATTATCTACGAGAGTTAGCATTCATTATGAATATGCTCAACTCTACAGATGTTTATCAAGATGCATGCCTACTGCTTAATGCGCTAAATGGCATTTGTATTCCAGATATTCAGAGAATGATCTCTTTATTCGCAGGTATGTTATATAGACAGACCAGTAAAGAGATTTTTCAGTCTGTAGATATTATGAAATTGCTGATTCAGCCTATCTTTCAGCCAATTTTTACCAATATTACGCAAGTCTTTAATCAATATAAAACACTTGTAACTGATCCCCTTCAATGCGTAGTTGCACAACTGAATGCGTCACTCGAGCGTATTAAGACTGGTGGGTTCTTGAATAACTCACAGATTAGCTCCATTGAGGCTAGAACAAATGAGCTAGAAACTGCTGCACAGATTACTGGTGTGTCGCAGTCTAAAGTAGATTTTGCAAGTGATAATGTAAAGAATGCGCTAGGAGCTGCTCAGTCTGCAGGTCTAGGCTATGATGACACTATTAGCCAGATGCAAAATGCCTTAGGTTCTTCAGTGTTTCATCTACGTAGAATGGTAATGAGTGGAATAGTGGAAGTAGAAAGTATCCTTGGAGAACTACAGCGTGAACTCCAGAAATTTGTTGGTGGTGGCCAGGAGGAAAACATTCAGTTTCTGCTTAGACAATATGACAAGCTTTTAATTGTCCGCATGATCGCATTCCTCACTGCTATGGTTCAGGCACTGGCTGGTGGATTCTCTTGTGAGATTCCAAACAAAGAATCTGCCAATGTTGTACTTACACAATTCTTTGATCAGTTCCTTGGACCTTTGAGCCCAGTAGTCGTTCAAGTAGATCCTGTGACAAACGATGTTATCCTAAGCTTAGACTCAGAGGTGCTTAAACCATTAAGAGAGGCGGGCCAAGCTTCTGCTAATCTGAACACTAACACTGACGTGGCTTCGCCACCTATAATTATTGATCCAACTGGAAACAGTGAAGTAGATCAAGCAGTTAGTGCTATAATTGAACAAGCGGTCACGCCAGTACAAGTCAAGCCACGTTGTTTCTTTGAGGCACAAACCCCAGATGACAACAGACTAGCTGCGATATTAGCTGAACTTGACGCTACAGAGGTCTAATAAGGAATGAACATATTTGGCTTTCAAATTGGTAGAGATTCAACGAACTTTCCGATTATACCGGACAACAATATCAATGTTCGGATTGCTGACCAGGGTCCCACCATTCGCCCTGAGTTAAAAGGCATTAGTATCCCAGAAGAGAAGCGTCCGGCTAATATTGTCCCTGTTAAGCCTAACGTGCTTACATACAATACTGACAGGTCTAGACGTGGTGATTTTATAGAATCTGAATATGATCTAGCACAGATTGGACGCGTAGAGGATACTGATAGTTACGTTGCACAAGCGTTTATCAAAAAGATCGGTCTTTTATTTAAGGAAGGTTATGAATTAGTAGGCCCTGATCCAAGAACTATTCAGTACATCAAAATGCGGTTTGAGCAAATAGCTCGTGCTACCGGAATTCCAACTGATGAACTTATCCGCTCCATTGGATCTGGCCTTATCAAGAAATCAAATGCATTCTTGATCAAGGTACGTAAAGAGTCTGCTTCTGGCGGTAGGCGTAGACAGGAACCAGGCAAAGAAACATTATTAGAGCCCGTGGCTGGTTATTTTGTTGCCCCTCCAGAGACTATGGAGGTTGATGCAGATCAGCATGGAAAGATCCGTAGGTGGAAGCAGCGCACCCATCAAGGCAACTTTAAATACTTCCAGCCACAAGATGTAATTCATTTTTACTTCAATAAGAAGGAAGGGCTAATGTTTGGTACACCAACACTAGTTCCTGTAATTGATGATATTCGTGCTCTCCGTAAGATTGAGGAGAATGTTGAACTTCTTATTTATCAACACCTATTTCCACTTTTTCACTACAAGATTGGCACTGATGACCAACCTGCTAGTGTTACTGAGCTTGGAGAAAGCGAAATTGAAGTAGCACAGCGTGAAATACGATATATGCCATCTGAGGGTGGTATCGTTACCTCTCACAGACATCAAATTCAACTTATCGGTACCGAGAATAGAGCCTTACGTGCTGAAGCATATCTTGAGCACTTCAAGAAGCGTGTATTCTCGGGTCTTGGCATTTCTGCAGTCGATATGGGTGAGGGTGAATGTTATGACGAAAGCACCCAAACTCTTACAGAAAATGGCTGGAAATTTCACTGGGCTATCGATCATCAGAATGAAAAGATTGCTACGTATAACCCAGTAAGCAAGCGCATAGAATTTCATCTTGCTAATTATAAGTATGAAGCTCCATATCTTGGCAAGATGATTAGGTTCAAGAATATATTTTTAGATATGCAGGTTACACCTAGCCATGATATGTGGGTTCTATGCAATTCAGATAGAGTCTGGCGCAAGATGACTGCCCAGCAAGTGGCTGATGGAAAGGCGGGTTACCGATGCTCAGTCCTACAAACTGCTGCGTTTTGGGATGATGCATGTCCAGTTCTTCCACATGAAGACACCCTTTCTCTAGCTGCTCTTGCAGGCTTTGTTGCAGGTAGGGGCTATGAGAATAGAGATGGCCATCTTTATATTAGGAAGAGAAAGTTTCCTGGCCTTGGTATCGTCTGTGAGACCTTATCTGCTCTAGGTATTCCCTGGACCATCGAAGGCAAGGGATATAATGAATCCGTCAAAATTGATGAAAACACTCTAGGAGGCTTCTTTAAACAGTTTCTTGATGTCAGCGGCCTTAAATTTGCTGAAAAATTCCCGCTTCCAGCACGCAAGCTATTTGTATGCAACTTCGTACGGACAAGCTTTGACCATAGAGTAGACAGTATTGGCAAAACTGGAAATAAGTTTGTTACTCGTTTCACTGAACAGCCTGCCGTAGACATTGTCCAGAGATTAGTAATATCTGCTGGTTATAGTCTACATGTAACGGAAGATCATAACACAAAGCTAGGTCACCACTTTAAGTTGCGAGCCAATCTACGTGAGAAGAATGACCAAACTCGCCTCATGATTGTTAAGCGTGATGTAAGTGAAGTAGATTATGGCGGTATTATTTACTGCTATAATGTTCCAAATCACCTATTTGTAACCAGAAGGAACAATTACATCGCTATTCAGGGCAACACTGCGAACCGTGCTACTTCTGACAATATGTCCCGTAATCTAGTTGACTCTGTCAAGGACATTCAGCGTACCATTGAGTGCCAGATTAATGATTTTATCATTAATGAATTGCTACTCGAGTCCACTTTTGGACCCATGGTCCTAAATGAGGAACATAAAGTTAAACTTAAGTTCAAAGAGATTGATCTTGATCACCAGATTAAGAAAGAAACCCACTACGCTGACTTATTCAATAAGAACACTATTACATTCCATGAAGCCCGCATGGGAATGGGCTATCAGCCTATCCGTATCCCAACCATAGAAGAAATTGAAAATGACCAGAATTTAGAAGAGCGGTACCCAGAATGGTTCGCAACTAGGTGGAAACTCTTTGATGAGCCCAAAACTCTCATCCAGGCCATTGATGAGCCTTACTCACCAGCTGCTAAAGCAGCAGCAGCTTCTACCTCTACCTCTCTAACCGAGCAACAAAGAGTTCAGGCAGGAGAGGAGCGTGCGCAGAACTCTGAAAGAGAGGCTCGTGCCAGTAAGCAAAATGCGCCAACCACTAAAACCCAGGACTTCCTAACACCTAAATACAATGATCTCGAAAGCGATCTCGTACAGATGGTGAACAAGAACAGTTTTGACTTCTTCTTCTTTAGACAACTAGCTATGTCTACTAAAGAATTAATGATCAAAGATCTAAAAAGCCGCTCCATGGCATCATTTATGTCAGGCTATAGATCCTTAAATGGAAGCGTTCGTGATCAAGCTGAAGCTTCAATCCGTTCAAGAGGGAAGATCGAGAGTCGTGTTGAGTTCTATGTAAATAGGCTTATTAATGACACAGTAAATGCGGTAAAGAGACAGGGCATTGCGGATTTACCAAACGATGATAAAATCCACAGAGTTAAGGCTGTTTTTGATTCCTTTAAGTATCGCAACAGGTTCATGGAAGATGTAGAAATTAGAAAGGCATTCAACTTAGGCTTCTTAGAAGCAGCTAAAGACCAGGATTTTACTAAATGGAAAATAGTTGCACCATCCGATGCCTGCGACACCTGCAAGAGAGCATCGGCAGAACCTCAGCCATTACAATCTAATTTTGAACTTGAGGATATCCCTCCACTACACGCAAATGCTAGAGCTGAGATTGAAGTACTTAAGGAGTAGATTTGCTTATGAGCATTAATAATGGACGCATCACTGATCGTGGCTGGGAGTTTTCTGATAAAGCTACCTTTCATGTAGTTGATGTAAATAAAGATTCTCTAGAAAAGGTAAGGGACGATTATCCTGGAGCCTTTAAGCCTCAAGCTGGCGGCACACCACATCCAACTGGTCTTGGAACTATTGCTAATCCACAAGAGCCTGACGAATCTGTCACCCCCTCTTCTGGACGTGGTCTTGTTATTCGTCTTGCAGCTACGCATGCTGGCCTTGTCACCCGCAATAACGGTTTTTATCTACCTGATAAAATGCGTGATGGCGTAAAGACATTTACTGACTTATATCCAAAACCAATCCAGGTTCACCATGAAGACCATACAGACCCAGTGGGTCGCGTACTTGCTGCACGCTATGTAGAGACTGTAAGCGCAGTTGCAGATCGTTTTAAGAATTCTATCTTGCGTGACTCTCGCAATAAGGATGTTGGACGCGCTGACCTAGAGTTCTGGAAGGACTTTTGTGGTAGCGATAAGTCCTTTATTGAAAAGCTTCAGATGATCAAGCTGATGGACAACGTTCTATCAGATAAGCATTATCGTGGTGTTGGTTATATTGAGCTAACTGCTGATATTACTGACCCAGATGCCATCCAGAAAGTTCTTGATGGTAGATTCCTAACCGGCTCTGTTGGTGCTGTATCCGACAAGGCTGTGTGTTCTATTTGTAATACAAACTGGCTCGAAGAAGAGTATTGCGACCATAGACCCGGAAGGGTTTATGATGGTAAGAAGTGTTTTGTTATTGCTGGTGGACTCGAATACGATGAATATTCATTCGTAAACACCCCGGCTGACAGGCACTCTACAATTCTCTCCATTGAGTCAAATAATTTCCGAGACAGCGTAAAAGATGACAAGAAGCCTAATCTCTTCTTTTATCCTATCGCTGATTATTTCCACGAGGAGGATTCTGCAATGGATAAAAACCCCACGGCAACCGAATCCGAAGTTGAGGTCAAAGATGAGGCCCAGGCTTCTGATGAAACCGCAACAGGATCTACAAAAACTGTTGCCACGCCAGATGCAGAAGCTGGAGCAAACGCTGACGTTAAGGACGCTGCCGAGGCTTCTGCAGAATCTGGAGAAAAAACAGATGAGACTATTAAGGATAAGTCTACTGAAGAAAAAGTTGAAGATGCGGCCCAAGATGACCCAGTTCTAGTGCTGCTAGACAAGGTCTTTAGCGGTGAAGAGGTCAGCCTGACAGATGCAGATTCTGACGTTCTCTATGATGCTCTGGTTGCAGAGTTTCCAGAAGAATTCAAGGATGCTGCTCTTTCTGCTAATCAGCGCAAGAAGCTTCCAAAGAGTTCTTTCTGCGGACCGGGTCGCTCGTTCCCAGTTCTTGATTGCGCACACGTAACTGCCGCACGTCGCCTTGCGAGTCGTTACAAGGGCCCAGGTAGCAAGAAAGCTATCATGGACCGTATAGACCGTAAGGCTAAGGCCTTGGGCTGCAATAGCGAGGATGGAGTATGCAATGTTCCAGTAAAAGACTCTACTGGACCTCAAGAGAAGGTAGAGGATGGCCGCCTAACAGGTGATGTTGTCCGCTCTATACTCGCCGCTCTAGACCTTGGTCTATATGGATCTTCATGGGATGAGACTGAGACAGAGGCACCAGTCCTAACTAGCAAGGAGATAGAGTCTCTTCGCATGATGGTTGTTGAGCTTGTGAAACGAATTGGCAAAGACAACCTCGAAGGAGCTTTAGTTGCCGAAGGTCTAATCACCAACAAGGAAGATCTCGATGCACAGGTAGCAGAGGCAACCAGACTAGAGGATGAGCTTGGTAATAAAAATACCCAGCTCAATGCTCTACGTCAGGAGCTACGTGCAACTTACGCCGATGTTGCAAACCTAACTGATCAGCTAGTCGATGCTAACGCAAAGATTCGTGACCAGAAGGTGAGGCGTGCTGGAGATCTATATAAATTAGATGGTTCATTCACTGATGAACTTACTGATAAACTCATTAAGTTAAGTGACGAAGTGCTTGACAATACACTAGAAACACTCTCTAGCAAGGTTGACATCACTAAAATCGCTGCTAAAGTCAATGATGGACTCTCAAGAACACCAGAAGAAACCGTAGATAACCCTACCGAAGTAACGACGCCTTCTGTTACTGAGGAAAATAAGGATACAGTAGACAGCAAGCCTACTTTTCATACACAGGACCAGGTAGACAGAGAATATCGTCGTATTCTCGTTAAAATGCAAAATCCAGTCGCTGCTAAGGCCTTTTATGAGGATGCAGTAGCAAAGGGTCTCGCAGCACCAAAGCCTGGTTTTGATAACTAAGAGGAGGAAGAATCAACATGTCTTTTAATGCTTTTGGGCAGTATACTGCTGACCACAAGACTTGGGATCACGTAGGTAACATTCTTCCAAATGTTGAGCACTCTGAGGGTGTTCGACCAGCTATCGAATATGCACCAGCCGAATGGCTTCCAGTGCAATTCTTTGATAAGCATTACGAGAATTACTTTGTGATCATGCCAGGCAAGGTTGTGGCTTGTGATCCTAATGGCAACCTCGTTCCTGCCGGTCTAAAAATTCCAGCTGAATTGGCTGGATCTGGTGACGTAGTCACCTATACGACCAGGGACGTGGAAGCAGGGGTTATCAACGTAGCAACCGGTAATCCGGTCACCCTGGCCGAGCTTACAGACCCAGGCTCTACTCGAGGATACACCAAGGCGGAAATTGACGCCGCAGGTTTCCTCGGGGTTTCTGGTCTCGCTTTGACCATTTCTGAGCCAGTCGGTGTCGCTCCTTACGCCTATTTACAATGGGCTGGTGGCGATGGCTCTAACCCAGCCGAATACAATAAGCACAACTACAATATGCAGCATCAGGTAGCTATCCTGTGTGACTACGTATTGGAGTTACCACTCGTTCCAGCTACGGCTACTACGGAAAACATTGGATTTGGTGCTCCTGACGGAAACAACCTTTCCACTTCTGATCCGCTAGATAACCTTCCAGCTGCCGCTAACACCATTCGTACTCCTATCACTTTTGCTGGCGGAGCTTCTGCTACGCTATTTGTGAATCAGAAGGATGCGGTTGCTGATGTTAAGGCATCTGGTGACTGGCACGTTGATCTAACCACAGGCGTTGTAACTGTTTACGCTACTGCTACCCCTACTGGTATCACAGTTAGCTACAGCCACTACGCTGCTTCACCAGCTTCTGTCTCTGCTTTTGCATGCGCTGTTGGTGATCTCAAGGGCGGAGACCTACTCACTTTTGATGTAAATTCTAATCTCCGTAAGGCTACTGCAGCTAACCTCTTCATTGGAGACACCTCTGTTGGAGACGAGTCCGCGAACATCGCTCGCGCTCTTGGATTGATTGTAGGCCAGGTTCTAGACCGTGATGTCGGTCCTAAGGACTACCTTGAAAGGGTACGCACTTCCTACAGCCCTGCTATCGGAACCGATGCTACTGGCGGTAAGCCAGGATACCTTGGACAGCTTGACCAGATGCCTGGTACAGCTAACAAGGGAGCACGCGGAAATGTTCATTATGCAGGCGCTGCGGATACAGTAGTGCGTGTCAACCTAACACGGTTCTAAGGAGGTAACAGAGGATGGAGAATATGAACTTTGTTCCAGCTAACGAACTAAAGATCAACGACTCTGCCCAGATGGAATACGTCTGGCGCACAGGAAAAGATCCCAACTCTGGCGGATTAGTGAAGCTAACTGACGCACTATCCGTACCAGACGCACCACTACTTTTACCTAAGGTAATGAGTAACGTTGTGCGTGAAGCCCAAGAGCCTCTTCTTGTAGGTACCTCTCTACTTCAGAGAATTCAGTATAGCTATGGACAGACAATCACCTTCCCTGCGGTTGGTGCCCTGGTAGCAGCTGATATCGCTGAGGGACAGGAGTATCCAGAGCAGCGCCTCCAGATGGGCGGAAGCACTGTAACGGCAACCATCGGTAAGAGCGGCGTCGCCGTTAAGGTTACCGAGGAAATGATCCGTTACAGCCAATTCGATGTAATTGGAATGCATCTCCGTGCAGCTGGTCGAGCGCTTGCTCGACACAAGGAGCAGAAGATCTTTAATATGATTCGCTCCATGGGTGTAAACGTCTTTGATAACGTCAATCCAACGCAATCTCTAAAGGGTGTCACCACTGGTCGCTCTCTAGATGGTTCTCCAAATGGTTCTGTAACCATGGACGATGTCTTTGATTGCTTTGGACAGGTTATGACTCAGGGCTTCATGCCAGATACCCTTCTCATGCATCCACTTACCTGGATTATGTTTGTGAAGGATCCCACTCTGCGCATGTTTGCTTTGATGAGTGGTGGCGGAACCTTCTTCGCCAACTGGACAGGACGTGTAAACCAGCAGTTTAATCCACAAGCCTCCCAAGGCGGACTGGGTACTGGTGCTGGTCAGAACGTAATCGCTCCTGGTGACCGCGCTGGTCCAGGCGCTCCAAGTGATCTAGCTGACTTTAGCCAGGTCATGAATAGTGCCCCAGTTCTACCTAGCTTCCTAGGAATGAACTTCAGGATCATCGTGTCTCCATTCGTGCCATTCGACCCACGCACAAGACTAACGGATATCTACATGTTCGATAGCTCTGAGCTTGGTGCTCTCGTGGTAGATGAGGATGTCATGACTGAGGAGTTTAATGATCCTAAGGTTGAAATCCGTAAGATCAAGCTTCGTGAGCGCTATGCTGTTGCTATCCTCCATGAGGGTCAGGGCGTAGCGACTATGAAGAACGTACATGTCGTACCAAATGAGGTTGTACTACCTGCTCAGGCAAATATCAATGTTGCTACCTCACAGCTTGGAACTATCGATCCAACAGCTGACGTCCTATAACGAAAGCTGACAGTTGATAGCTAAACAGCTATAATAGACGCGAGTGGCCTAACAGCCCTCGCGTTTATTTTTATGGGAGTAGATATGGAACCAGTTACTATTGAATTGGCCGAAGCGCCACTCTTTATTGTTCCTGGCAAAATACATTTAAGTATTGAGGAGCCAGGTCCAGTTGAGTTTGATCCTACAAGCCTCTCTGATCAAGAGAAGCAGTGGATTAATAATGCTCATAGACTTAGAAAGGTTAAGGTTATAAACCCCAATGGTCCTTCTGAGAAGAAAGTAGTCCAACCTCCATCGCCACCACCTGCTTCAGAGCAGAAACCAATCATGCAGCAGGATAAAGATGTTGAAATTGAGAAAGTAAAAGAGTTACTCAAGTCACCCTTACCTGCTCTAAAGAAAAGTATCTCTACAAGTGAGGATCTTAGATCTTTACGCCTTCTAAAGACTGTTGAAGAGAAGAAGAAGAAGCCTCGTAAAGGTCTGATCAAGATCATCGATCAACGCATTGCCTATATGAATGATCTTGTAGCCAAGAAAATTGGCGGTCAGGATGTTGGTGATAAACTAAACCCAATTAGAGTTGCTAAGGAAGATCCTAACATTGTTGAGCTTCTTGAAGACGAAGAAGAGCGTCAAATCGTAATTCGCCCAGCTAGAGCAGAGGACTTCCAAAATGCCAACCTAGAAGTTACTGATTAGTAGGAGCTGATACCTGATGGCTAATATCGGGGACATACTAGAGAGTGTATACCCAAGTAATGGTTCTGTAGGAGTTATTCTTACAGATACCATTCGTATTACCTTTGATAGAGCGATGGACGAAGAGTGTCTTAAAGAAGCCATCGTAGTTGAAGGTCCAGATAGTGATGAAATAATTTATAATTCATACTTACCTGCAGAGTTAAATCCAGGAGCAGAGGACAGGTTGCTCGAGACACCAGGATATGACGGCCTTGTCCCAGGCACTTTAACATTTGAACGACTTGATCCTGTCACAGGGCTTCCTGTTTCAATAGTAGATACTACTGGTAACGGGGCGCTCTATAAAACTAGGGTTACCTTTAAAGCTGATCAGCCATTTGCACCAGATACTACTTATCGGGTACATATTATCGGAGACGAAGATCTTAGTGATGACGAAGAATTCGGTGCGAAAAATCGATCTGTTTACGATGGCGTTGCTGGTGTAAGTAATACTTCTACAGGCTCACCAGTTGTTGCTGGTACTTATACGGGTGGACTAACTACAGATACAGTAAATATTAAAATTACTGCCTCAGGTATACTCGGTAAGGCTGAGTTTGAATGGTGGCTAGACAGTGTGCCCTTTGACCTACGGGGTCCAGCATTGACACACGTAAACACTCTCAATCTTATCAAGGGAACCACCGTCAGGTTTGAGGAAGGGCTCTATGAAGTAGGAGACGAATGGAGTTTCGTGCTCAGGCGGCCAGAGTTTTTTCAAGGACATCAAACCTTTGAGTTCACAACAGGTGGTGGAACGATTGTGCCTGTAGCAGATACGACAGCTACCTCACCTACCGGAACTCCAATTCCACCCGAACTTGTTCTAGCTGGAACTTTTGCAGTTCAGAAAACCACTCCAGGTGATATGGATGTAAACCTTAAGCCCGAGCAGTATGATAGAATAGTTATTGAGTTTACTGACACTATCGACCCTGCCTCAGTTACACAGGAAACAGTTCTTGTAACTGCAGAACCTGTTATTGACCATCCTAATCTGCATATTCAGTCTCCAGATGGTCCAATAGCAAAAATCCTCACCGTTAGTGGAAATAAATTGTTCATTGACATCTAATGAGTAATATCGGAACTAATCATCTAGATACTATTGTTCGTATCTATAAAAATGCAGCTGACAAAACCATCGGTATCCACTGTATCGGTGTACATCAGCGTAAGGATGCCAGTCCTACTGGACTAATTGATGATTACCCAAGCTTGGCCGATCGTAGGCGCAGGAGTGTTCACATCTCTGCAGACTTTCAAAGGTTTAACCTTGAGATTGGTGGAAGCCGAATTATTGCCACTGTGCAAATGATAGGTAGATATGACGATTTTATCCTTAATCCTAGTGCAAACGATTTTACCCAAGTAGTCTACAATGGTAGAGATGATGAAGGCTTAGAGAACGATCTAGTTGTTAGTCTTGAACAATTCCCTACAGTTGGAGACTCTCTATAATGAGCTGTATCGATCCTAAAGAAATAGGTAAACATCAGATCATCCACGAGATCTTGGGAGTTAATGCAGGCACTGGTGGAGGAAGCTTAACTATCATCGATGGTTATCCTACGTTTGAAGATGGGCTTCGTGGTAATAAAATACTCTCTATTGCTCGCAACACTTTTCACGCAGCCAAGAAGGGCCGTTCGAGAAACGTGTACCTACAGCAAGTTGGAGCAGGTGTAGCAGGCACAAAGGCTGCTTACCGAATGCCTAGAGATGGAACAATTACAGCTATCTCTGTACAAAATAGTAAAACGAACACATTCACACTAATGATTAGAAAAAATAATGACGTTACAAATCTTGCTTCAGTACCAGTTGTTGCAGAATTAGGAGCCCATGATAAACTCGTCAATGTTAATTTCGTCGAGGGAGATCAACTTCAGTTCTACATCGACGGATTATCAAATGATCCGGTTGCCTGGATAGAGGTGGCTTGGAGATTCTAGGAGTAGTGATCCAATTTGGCTCTTCTTTATGTACGTAAAACTGGTGGCGCTGGTGGCGCTGATGTTTTAGTTCCAGATCTCGGTATTATCATTCCGTCTGGTACTGGCTGGACTCTTTTATCTTCTTCTGACCCAGATGAAGCACTTGGTTCTCTAGGTAGCTTTAGCTCTCGAGATATCCGTGATTCACAAGATCTTTTTGATCTGATTACTGGTGGACAGCTTGACTGGTCTACAGATGGTTCAATTACTGAACCATCTGCAAACTATAAAGCTGACTACATGATAGTTCAGGATCTAGTTGATGACACACTTGTGTCACCACTTAATCCACCTTCTTTAACTATTTCTGGTGTAGATGCTACTGCTCACTTTGACGGTAGTCCAAATAAGCATGATGCTTCTGAAATTAATGTTGAAGGCACATATACAAATATCCCTTCAGCTCCTACAGATCTTGAGACTGTAATCTCTGAGATCAATACTTCACTTAGCGCTTCTGCTGCTGAGGCTTTTAAGTTTATCCAGGGTAATTCTGGTATAGCCACAGCTGATGTTCCTGGTGATACTCTAAATATCATAGGTTCTAACGGTGTTGTTACTACAGTTTCTGATGACCCAGAGGTAGTCGATATCGATGGTAATGCCCTTTTGCCTCGAGATGGCTCTCGAGGAATGACAGGCACCCTGGATATGGCTGGAAATAGCATTGCTTCCGGTCTAAATATCGATGCTACTGGTAATGTAGACTTTGGTTCTGCTCAGCAACTTAAATTACCTCAGGCAGCTGATGTTTCTGCTACCTTCCCAGGTGGCTCTGAGGGTGATATTGCCTGGGATATCGATGACGAGACCCTCTATGTACATGATGGTACTCAATGGTTTGGTGTTGCTCCTGCCTCTGGTATTGTTACTGATCACGGTGGCCTAACTGGTTTAACTGACGATGATCATCCACAGTATGCTAATCTAGGTGGAAGCCGTACTCGAAACACTATCTCTGGTGTATTTGATTATCGTACAACTGGTGATGTCCTTCTTCCAACAGAGACTGCTGGCCAGACTACTCTAGCTGACGGCAATGCTGTTGTTGAAGGTGCTGCTGCTGTTATTAATGGCTTTCTAGCTGCTTACGACGGCACCCGAGCCAAGTGGCTATCTGTTGAGCGCCAGGTCTATACAGCTTCTAAGAAGAATAAAGCCAAAGATATTTACCTGCAAGGACCGAACCGTGTTTCACACCTTGCTGCTGGTATTCGTATTCCTGCTGACTCAACGATTACATCTATGGCAATCAAAGTTCAAAACAACGTTGCTAACAATGTAGATATTATTATTCGAAAGAATGATACGCTAACTGCACTTGCGACTGTAACAATTGCAGCAGGTAGCAGTGGTGCTACCGATGATGCTCTAAATGTTGATGTTAACGCTGGAGACGAGATTCAAATCTATGTAAGCGGAAATTGTAGGAATCCACACTTGCAACTTCATATTGCACGTAGATTCTAATAGGTGATACATGTCTTTTAAGGTCAGTACAACTGGCTCGGATGTGGTACTAGCAGATCTTGGTCTTATCGTAGAAGATCCTACGGTGGACCGAGATCTTGCTTTAGAATTTACACCCGATGACCTTTCAGAAAGCGAAGATCTTGCTCAGGCTATTGAGGCTGGAGATCTTGAGCTTAAAACAGGTTCAGAAGAATACGGTGAGTATATCGTTGACCCAACGGAATACTATCCTGGCCTAGCTTTACAGAACCAGCTAATTGAGACTGAAGAAGAGAACTATATTACTGAAGCAGAACTTAGAGCCAATGCCCTTAGTGTGTTTATTCATCCTGAGGCAACAGGTATTCCTCTAACCTCTACAGCCGATGCCACTAATAATGTTTACGCTACAACTGCTAAGTTCCAGAAGTGGAAAATTGCTCCTGGCGATAAAGCGGTAATTATAGGTGGCCCAGCTGCAGGTACATATACTGTAGCTAGCGGTATCGACCAGCAACAGTTTCAAACAGTTGAGAATATTCCTGATTCCGCAGCTGTAGGGACATTGTCTCTTTACCATCCTGTTGGAGTAGAGCGTATTGGGATTGACCCTAACCTGTATACAAGCGTTTCTGGTGTAAGTAATCTCGGTGATGTTCTTCAGGGCTTTGACATCCAGTTATCTGCTGGTGCAGGGCTGCCTCCAGCTACTGCATCTGGACAAGTATTATACTCTAAAGATGGATCGACTTTTACAGTTGAATGCCCTATTCTTGGTAAAGGAGGCTGGCTCTGGACAGAAGATGGCCAGCTATTGGTGATTTAATATGAGCGCTCGACATCGCGATCAACAACTAAATGACGGTTTGCATGCTCCATTGTCATGGACATTTGCAAATGCAGCCGCTCGAACTTCCTTTACCCCCACTTCTGGATTTCCATCATCACCGACATCAGTTGATGTACTAAAATTTGCTTTACAGCTTGATGACAATAGTGTCTGGGTTCTAACGAGTGTTAGCCCTATTACCTGGGAGCCAGTTGCTTCTGTTACTGTTGCTGCTCACGCATCTACACATGAAAATGGTGGTATTGATGAAATCAATGTTTCTGGCTTATCCGGTATTTTAGCTGATCCACAAACCCCTGCAGTCCATACCCATGCAGCTAATGAGATTGTATCTGGCACCTTTGCCGATGCACGTATCGCACAAAGCAACGTGACACAGCATGAGGCTGCTCTTTCAATTACAGAATCTCAAATCACAGATATCTCTCCTGCTAATACAGCTCCACCGACAACAGCTCTTGGTGGCCCAAGCGTACTTGGCTCTGTATCAACAGAGTTTGCTCGAGAAGACCATACTCATGGTCTAGCTACTGGAACTGCAGTAGGGCTTACTGCAAATACCACAAATACTGAGGGTATTGCAGGATCTGCTGCTAGATCTGACCATACCCATGACATTGATACTACCAATGGAATAATCTCTACTATTGAAGCAACTGATACTGCCCAGGAAGGGACTGGTACTGGTGTCTCTAGACGAGATCACCAACACGCAGTCTCCACTGCAAATGTTGAAGAGTTAGACTTTACTGCGCAAGAAGGGACTGGCCTGCCCTTGGCACGAGCAGATCATCGTCATCCGTTTCCTAAGCATTATTATGGTGTTAAGACTACTCAGGTAGCTACTACAAGTAGTTCTTTTATACAGGCTGCACGTATGACGTGGTCGGGTGCTGACACATTGCCTGCAGGAGATTATACGCTTTGGATTTCAGCAGAGATCTTCAATACCGACTCGAAGGGTCATATGAGATGGCAAGTTCAGATCAATGATTCATTCACTGTTATTAACGATGTCTCAGATAAAAGTGGTAGAGGAAAAGAGGGTACCGGAGATCACGTAAGCCACGCTTTGGTTTTTCCATATACACATGCTGGCGGCACTATTAACCTTGACTTCGATATATTACAGCTGGGTAGTGGTACAGCACAAATTCGCAATATGCGTGCAGTGTTTATTCCATGTGTATCTGTTAGCGCAACTTCGGTGGTGTAATGAAGAAAACATTTAAGCTAAGTTCGATTCCTGGGGGCCATATATCACCAGGCCATCTAGAAGAGAGAATCTTTACTCTCCTCGGTGTTACTATAAATGGAATTACAGAAGATGAGAGCAACGATCAGCTTGTCATCGATTTTGCTGAACCTATTACTGATACCCAGTACAATGATGTTATTGCTATTGTTATGAACAGGGGCAATATCGATGGCATGCGTGACGCTAAGGGCTCTCCTGTTGTATCCCAACTTCCCTATGCTTATTCTAGTGAAGATGGCTTTTTCTTAGGATCAACAAATCCCTACCTTGCGGTGGCGTCAGGTCTTTCATTTTTCGATGAGCCCGTAGGGCCTAAAACAATCTTTGTTCAAGGTGGGTTTGGCTGGACTACAGCTGCTAATATTGGTGATTATATTGAGTTCTCAGTTGTAGACAAAGATGGCGTTATCCCTGACCCTACTGGAACATTTCCAACACTGATGGAACTCTACGGTCTTGCTCCAGGAGTAGATGCTCTTGAAGTAAATAAGTTTGTAGCACGTTTACGCCCACCTCCATGGGACGCTGAACTTGACGCCACAGCTAGAACAGCTGGCCAAGTTCTCTCTGGTTTATATCTAAGATTAGCTTACAACAATGTAGGTCCCAATGATGTACACCTAGCTATAACATATACGACCTATAAGGAGAAAAACTAATGGCCAAAGACTTTGATAAACTACTGATTAATGGTAAAGAAACTAAACCCGGAAAGAAAGTAAAGCTGCGAGAAAAAATGACAGCCAATGAGATAGAGGAATTAATCCGTAAGGCTCGAGAGCAGCAAAAGAACGGTGGTGAGCCACAGCATGGCAAAGGTTAACCTGTGTTATATCTTCTCAGGATCTGGTACTAAATTCCCAGTCTTTATTGGAGCCCTGAGGGCAATCGAAGAGCATTATGCTGAACAAGGTATTGAGACTGAAATTGTTCATCTAATTGGCACCTCTGGTGGTGCCATTACGGCAGCAGGAATAGCAAGTGGTTACACAACTAGCGAGGAGATGGAATTATTCTGCAGAAAGCTTATGCCTGAGCTAGTCAAAACGCTAAAGCCTTCTATTTGGACATTTATCAAGAGTTTTGGGTTCCTAAAAACAGATGGTGTATTAAAAGCACTAACCAAGCATCTTCCAAAGACTACAGGTGAAACAGATATTCCAGTGGAACTTGTAACGGCCAATATAGATGCAAATAAGGCTAGCAAAGCTCTTAGTATTTACTCAACGCTTGAAACTCCTAAAACTTCTCTACCTCTTGCTGTTCTAGCCAGCATGTCTATCCCTTTTGTATTTCCTGCTGTAATGATTAATGGTAGACGCCATGTAGATGGCGGATGGCTTAAAAACTTTGCCGTAGATGAAGTGGACGGCAATTGTAAAGCTATTGGTTTCTACTTTGGACTTGAAGCTCCTGCTAAAAAGAAGGTTCCCCTATGGCGCCCATTCTCTAGGCTTTTCAACTACATAGGTAGCCTAGTTGATCTAACTATCACCCAGAACATGATAGAAGCTCTTAACGATGTTAAGGGCAACGTCGATATCTACGAACTTAAAACTGAGGCTGGTGGACTTGATTTAGATATTACCCAGGATGATATCACCAAGATGATCAATAATGGATATCGATCAGTTAAGGAGCAATTAAATGAAAGCCTCTAAAAGACTAGTTAATCAATGCACTTTAGGTGATGTGATTCTAGTAGGACAATCTAGAAAGAGTCCAAGCACCTGGACTAAAGCATGCCTTATTGACCAGGGCTACGTCTTGCACTCTATCAAGACAGATCGAGGCTGCCAAGTTGTAAAACAGCATCTAACAGACTTTCTTGAACATGAAGGGAAGCCTTTAGGGCTTTTTCGTTTACGAGAGGATCTGATTGTTGCTGAAAGACCCAAGTTAATGCGCTATGTCCTTAAGCATTTACAGCTTCCTTGGTGGAATACCGTATTTCGTAAAGGGCCTTTTAGTATTGACAGAAATAATAAGTTTGATTTAACTCAGCTTCTTTTAGAATTTTGTAAGGCTCAAGATGTCTCCGAACTCGATAAGTTGGGGATGTTTGTACGTCTGCTATAATCAGTTTGGGTGATGCTACGTGGCAAAGAGAGAACCGATTCGGACCTTAGAGGCTGGGGTCCTAAGGGCGCAATTTAAGGATAGCGCAGGAAACCCTATTGAGGCTTCTGGCGTCGAAGTGCTTCTGTTTGAGCCTGGACTTTGTCCTGGCCCAGACTTACCTACAATTTCTGGTCTAATTCCAAGCTACCTTGGAAATGGAACTTACCAGCTACAATTTACAGCTCAAGGTCCTGGAGGGGGCTGGATTGACCATTGGCGTGGATATGTACTTGGATCACTAACTACAGTTAATTTTAGTTTTGAAGTATTAGACAGTGGAATGATTCATGACTATCCAACGCTGGGACCGTGCGAAAATAACCTTATTGAGGTCACTCTCTCTTCTGGAATCAGAAGTCTAGCCGGAGCACCTCTTGAGGAAGAACACTCGTTCTTCTTTACAACTACTTATACCCCACTTTACGCAGACGGCAGAAAAGCAAGACTTGCTTCTGGTGGACTATTAGCAAGTGTACCTGACTACACACTTTATAGCGCTCTCTTAGAAGCTTCTATTGAAGCAGATGCAATCACATTTGTTTATCCACCACTTAATGAAAAACTATTTATTCATGCTCGCCGTGAGTATGTGGCCTGTAAAGCTGCTATGGAAACAGCCATGAATGTTATAGCAGCGGGCGGAACTCTCAAGAGCAAGCGCTTAGCTGATTTTGCTGTTGAATACGACACTGGGGTCCTTAGTGATCTTGTTGGTCAATTGATGGATACTTGTAGGCGTTGGCAAGCCCAGGTTGAGGCAGGTGGTGGAGTAAGAGCCACAAGACAACCAAGGGGCGTAATTAAAGGAGAATTTGATCCAGACCGTCCAATAGTAGGTCGTGACTGGGAACCAATTTCTGCTGGCGACTTGCCTATTGGTAACGCAAAGAGAGTTCCCCATGGACTTCGTCGCAGTAAAAAGACTTTCCGTCAGGGTCGATTTAATAAAACTATCCAGCCACGCCTTCGCGGAAAACCAGGCAAACCTCCTTGGGGTGAGTGGTAATGGCTCTAAGAAGAAAAGATAACTTCTACGGAAATTGCTCTAAAAGCGGGGCAACTGAAATTGATCTTAGAACTGAGTTTAATTTTACCGCAGAGGGAGAATGTCCTGAGATTTCTAAGTTCCAGCCAGGTCTTTTACGCAGATTTCGCAGAGACTCAAATGGGAATAAAATCTTATGCTCTTGTGTCAGTCCTGTAACAGGGGAACCTGATAGAGAGCGTAGATGCCCATATTGTCTAGGCGAAAGATATCAATGGGACGAAGAAGATATAACCTTTTATCACACTGAAGTAAACACCGCATCTCAAACATCTGATCGAGAATCTTTAAGAGCCCCGGGTGTGATGAACACGCCATTACGTGGTTTTTGGATACAGTCTAAGTACACCTTGACTGAAGAAGATAAACTGGTACTATTGATCCTTGACAAGGAAGGAAATATAGCATTACCAATGCGGCGTCGGAGGCGTGGGGCTGAGGCCCTGCGGCGCGGAGTCGAGTCTTCAACAGCCGACCTTACCCCCAGCCGACCTTCCGCCAACC